TGCTCCTGTGGGCCAGTTGCCCGTTCGAACTTGAATCCCGCGCCCGGATCGGCGCCGATGGGCACGAGCGAGACTTCCTCGGGCTCCCAATCGGTCACCAGCACCTGGCGCAGACTTGCGCCTTGCGGCGTCAGGTCTTCGACGGCGTGAATCGCCACGCCCATCGAGGCGTTGCGCAGGATGCCGTCCTGGACGTCCTGCCAGATGGGATCGACGTCGGCGCGCTTCGAGAACCGCACCGTCGCTTTGCCCTGGCCGTTCTCGATCCAGGCCCGCGTGATCACGCCGATGACGTCGTCGACTGTGAAGTCGCGATGCCCGTTGAGCAGCGGCGCCGAACCACTCGTGAGGCGCCCCATGCGGATCGCGCCCGGCTCCATCGAGAAGCGCATCTCGAAGGGTCCGCGCGCGTCGTAGCGACGCACCGATGCGCCGGTGTACCAGGTCAGCGTCGCGGTGCGGTCGTCGCGGTCGGCCGTAGCCAGCGCCTCAAACTGGGCTTCCAGCCGTTCTCTCGTTGGGGTCATCTTGAAGCTCCTTTTGTTGCGCGCCGCTCTGCGTCACTCGGCGCGGATCGCAGTCGAGCACGATGCCGCGCTCGTCAAGCATCCGGTTGATCTCGGCGATCTGTTCCAGCTGCGCGTCGGGGTCGTAGCCCTGCTCGGCGATCGCCTGCCGTAGCGTCAGCGTTCCGGTGCGCAGGCGGTTGAGCGTAGCGACTGAGTCCTTGTAAGGATCGACGCTGCCGAACCCCGGCGGCGTCCACTCGGCGCGGAACGGCCCGGGCTCCGGAATCGCGCCGGCCACGTAGGCCACCGTGAGAAACCGTTCCCAGACCGGCGTGCACAGCATCGGGATGAAGGTCAGCCAACGAAAACCCTCGATGCCGTTGCGGAAGCTGAGCAGCCCGGCGCGGTAGCTCGAGTAGTTCACGCGCGAAAGATCCCCGGTCAACTGCTCGTAGGTGAGCTGCAAGCCCGTGGCGATCTGCGCTTGCTTGGCGGCGACGTAATCCCGGTAGCCCGCTGACGTCGACGGCGAGGCGAAGGTGATCTCCTCGCCCGGCTTCAGGTACTCGATCATGCCGGGCTCGAAGCTCTCGACGCGCTTGCCCGTGGCTGGGTCCGGTGCGGCCGGCGCGATCGGCGGCCCATCCGGCCCCTGCGGCTGCGTCACAAACGCCGCGAAGCAGGCCTCGATCTTCTTGCGGACCAGTTCGGCCTCTTCGTACTCGTCCAGATCCCGCAACGTGACCACTACGGGCGCCAACCACGGCACGCCGCGCACCTGGCCCGGACGGTCCTTGCGGTAGATGTGCAGAACCTCGCTCGCGGGGACTCGCACCGATTGCAGCGACGCCCCGCTGCGCACGCCCGTCTGCACGACATCGCCGGGATGCTGGCCGTAGAGCCAGTAGAAGATGCGGCGGCCGACCAAGTCGAACTCGACGCCCTGGATGATGTAGCCCGTCTCGGTCTTCTGCGTCTTCGTGTGGTCGAGATAGTCGGGCTCGAGCACCTGGAGCTGCAACGGAACCGTGAGGCCGTCGCTTTCGCGCCGCTGCCGGAAACGCACCAGGCACTCGCCGCTCTCAAAGACCGTGCGGGCAATCAGCGCCTGGAGTCCGTAGAAATCAAGCTGCCCGTCGGCGTCGCACTCCTCGATCCAGCCGGCCCAGGCCGCGTTGATCAAGCGGTCCAGGTCCGGCTCGCCGCTTCGCGCCTGCGCCGTGATGCCCGTGCCGATCGCGTTGCCCACCACCTCCGCCACGGCGCGCGCCGCATAGGCGTTGTTGCGGATCAGGTCGCGCGAGCGTTCGCGCAGCTTCGACAGCGCCACCGAGATCTCGGCGTTCGCTGAGTTGCCGGTGGTGACCCAGCCGCCCGTGCGGCGATCGGTCCGCGCGCCTTCATAGGCCAACCGGATCAGTTCCCCGGCGCGCCGCGCCCGTATCCGGCGCAGACCCGTCTCAGGCGACACCCAGGCGATCGCTTTATCGAGCCAGTTCATCCTTTTGAGGTCTGAGCAAACGAGAAGCGGTCTGTCGCGGTGCCGGATTCCGCGGCCAGCGCTTCCCGGATCACGGCCCGCGCCTGGAGGAGTTCGTCCATCGAGCGGTAGGTCACCGTGCGGTCGCCGAAGCGGACGGTCAGCTCGCCGCTGGCGATCGCTGCCTCGACGGCGTCGAGTTGTTGCTGCGTCCAGGCCATTCAGAATTTCCGCCGTTTGAAGTAGAACGTCGCTCGCGTCCCGAACTCGCGCATGACGGCCACCAGTTCCCAACCCTGTGCGCCATATTCGGCAAGCAGGTCTGGCGATTCGGCGTCTCCGCTGACCACCAGGTACTCCCAGGCGCCAGGCGTCGCCTGCGCGCTCGGCTGACTTCGGACTTTCATCGCGTGAGCCACTTCCTTCCTCGCTCGCCCAGCCAGCGTTCGCGGTCCCGGTCCTCCTCGGGCACGGGCCGTGGGCGGTTCGCAGCGAGGATCCGGTCCGCTTCGTTGTCGAGCGACAGGCCCATCGAGATGAGCGCCCGCAGCGCGGCGTAAGCGTAGACGCGCGCGTCGAGCGCCTCCTGCCGGACGCCCGGTTTGGGCCGCCACTCGCGCTTGGGCTGGCCCTTGGCGTACGTGGTCACCAGGACCTCACCCAAGAGCTGCTCGAAATAGCCCTCCTCGCGGTCTGCTGGAAAGTGCGAGTAACCGGGCGTGCCCGGCGTCGGGTTTTTGAGCCGCCCGTAGATCGTCTCCTTCGCCGTGTCGGTGCCCACGATCCACGGCTTCTCGCCGCGGATGTTCTTGGCCGTCGGCTTGCGTTGCCAGACGGGCAGCGGCCCGCCTTTGCCTTTCACGGCAAAGATGCGCCGGTGATACCGGGTCCGGCTGAACTCATACACCGCCTGCGACTCGTAGCCCGCGTCGATCGCGCAAGCCGACACGGGCAGCGAGATCCCCGTTTCGTGCGGCCAGCGGCGTTCGAGATACGTGTCGAGTTCCTGCCAGACCAACGCACCCGACGGGTCGCCCGGCAACACGCGGTACTCGATCGACCACGATTCCTCGCCTCGCCCCCAACCGACGAGTTCCAGCTCGAGCCTGTCTTTCTGCACGTCCACGCCTGCAGTCAGTACGACTGCGCCATACGGCACCGCCGCCCGGTAGTGCTCCCGGCGAGCCATTACCGTTGCTTGGTCAACCGTGGTCTCCGCCGCATCGTCCCAAGGCTCGGCGAGCACCGTGTTGACGAACTCCCGCAGCGTCTCAATCGACTTCTTGTCGGCCAGGAACTTCTTCGCGAGCGTGCCCCATTTGCGCCACGGCGAGTAGAGTCCATTGATCCAGAAACCTGCAATGTCGGCCACCTCGGGCCGCGCCGCACGCCACTCGCCGGCTTTGAGCATCTGATGCTTCTGCCAGTCGGCGACCAGCTTCGAGCAGTGCTCGCAGCGGTACTGCGCCCTCTCTGGCTCCTCCTTCGGCCAGACCAGATTGCCCCATGCGAGCACCTGGAACGCGCCGCAGTGCGGGCAGGGCACCCAGAAGCTCTGCTGGTTCGAGTTGAGCCAGGCCTGCTCGATGCGCGAGGCGCCCTTTGTCGTCGGCGTCGAGCACAGCACGATCTTCCGGTTCCAGAAGTTCGCCGTGCGCGTGATGGCCAGGTTCACCGGATCGCCTTCGCTGCCGGCGCTCGCCGGATACCGGTCCACCTCGTCGAGCAGACAGTAGCGGATCGAGCGCATGGCCAGGCCCGCCGGCGAGTTGGCCGCCGCGAGCGTAATCGAGCCGCCCAGGAACTTCTTGTGCAGAATCGTGTTGTTCGAATCCCGCGAGCGCGCATCGGCCACCTTGCCGCGCAGACAAGGCGTGTCGCGCAGCATAGCGCGAGACGGTCCTTCGAGAAAGCCTCGGCATCGACCTCACGCGGCTCGACCAGCAGCACCGGCCCCGGATCGAGCTCGATGATATAGCCGAGGAAGTTCTCAAGCAGCGAACTCTTGCCCGACTGGGCCGCCCACATCATGACGACCGTCTCGTAGGGGCTCGCCGGGCCCATGGCGTCCATCACCGCGCGCTGGTACGGCGCCCGGTCCGTGCGCCATTCGCCCTTCTCCGCGGCCGACTCCGACGACAGCCGCCGGTTCTGATCCGCCCATTGCGACACCGTCAGGTCCGGCGGCGGCAGCAGCACATCCGCCGCCAGAATCTGGATCTCGTCAACGCGCATGTTGGACGGCGCGATGGGTATCGTTGAGCAGGACGCGCGCCTCGCGCATCAGCACGTCCCACACCTGGCGTTCATCGGTGAGCGGCGCAACTTCGGGCGCAACGCGGTTCGGCCAAGCCATCACGGTTTCCTTAACTGCCACAAGGATCGCTTCGATCCTCTGGCGGAAAAGATGCGTCTCCATCAGCTTGCCCATCTTCAGGTCGTACTCGATCTTGCGCAGCCGGGCCTTGAAGACCATGTCGGCGGTCTTGGCCTGGGCAAACGTCGTGCCAGTGGATGCAGTGTCAATCGGAGCGGCGGCCACGCGTTCGGAGACTGGTTCGGGCCGGTCATCAAGCACGGCGTCGGAGGCCACCGCGTCCACCTTGCCGCCGCGCATCACCAGCACGCCTGCCTTGGCCAGCCGGCTGATGTACTGGCGGCTCTTGCCACGGTGCCGCGCGTACTCGGCCTGGGTCATCAACCTGTCCGACATCTCCGGCCCTATCTGTTTGAAACGTCGCGAGATTTAGTTGTTCGATTCTGCTTGATTCGTCCGCGCCCCCGAGCGATGAATGGAGTCGCAATGAGGAACACCAAAGCGCAATCGACCACGCAACAGACCGCCGCTCACCTGTACGCCGAGCGGTACGCCGAAGCCCAGGGCCTGCTCGAGCGCATCGCCGCGCGCCTCGCCGAGCACAAGAAGCGGCAGGCCGCCGCGCCCGCCGACTGGGGCTACGCGGGCGACCTCGGCCGCATCACCGAGCAACTTGCGTACGTCCTCGCCGACCTGGGCGACCCGAGCGCAGTCGACGCCAAGGGCCTCGAGTACTGAACCAGGAGACAAACCATGACCGCACAACCCTACATCGAATGCTCGCTTTGTGATGAGGCGAAGCCGATCCACCGCGAGCTGGTACTGACCAACCGCGAGGGGCTGCTCCTCGACAAAGCCCAGTTCTGCCGCGACTGCTGGAACGACATCCGGCAGTCGGTCGAGGACGCCTCGGGTCTCATCGACCGCCGCCAGGAGGACTGACTCGATGGCCATGACGCGGGAAGAACTGATCGCCTGGGCCACGCGGAACGGCTGGAAGCTCGACCGCTGGGGCCACCTCAAGAAGGAGTTCTCGAACGGCACGCACCGCTTGAAACTCAGCCGCATTGCCGCCCGGCACGAGCTCGCTACGCCATTCGGCTGGGCGAGGGTTGCCAGCGGCTACTACAAGAATCTGCACCTCACCGCCGACGATCAACTCGCCGGCATGACCCGATAGAAAGGACACCTGCTATGACGACGTTTGCCATCGACGCCGACAACATCATCACCGCCTACCTGGCCGGGGAAGTGATCCCCGAGGACCACGCGCGATTCAGCACCGAGAAGGAGCTCGCCAGACTCGCCGCCAACTGGCCCGCCGAGCGGCTGGTCGAGATCTGGAACGGCTTCGCCGGCGTGCCGCCTTTCGGCGATCTCAAGCCGGTGAAAAAGTTCACCGACCGCAGGACCGCCGTCGCGCGGATCTGGAAGGCGGTCCAGGCCCTGACGCTCACTGCGACGCCACAGGCCGCCAAGGGTGCGCCGAAGAAGGCGCAGGCGAGCGAGGAGGAGGCTTCCACCGGCGGCGCGAAGCCCGCGCGCGAAGGCTCGAAGAAGGCCATCGTGCTCGAACTCCTGCGTCGCCCTGAGGGCGCCACCCTCGCCGACATCATGTCCGCAACGGGCTGGCAAGCTCACAGCGTCCGCGGCTTCATCTCCGGCGCGCTCGGAAAGAAGATGGGGCTCACCGTTGATTCCTTCAAGACGCCCGAGGGCGCCCGGGCGTATCGGATCAAGCCTCAATAGCATCGGCGCCGCACCCTCCGCCGCCAGCCTCAGTCGCTGGCGGTTTCTCTCTTCTGCCTTACGATTCCCTCGATCCTCTCCTCCAGCAGCGCGTTGTGCAACTCACATTCGGCCCGCCTGATGTACAGGCCGTTGAGGCGCAAAATGATCCGGCTCTCGAGTTCGGCCAGTTCCTTGCGCACCTCGGCCAGCAGCGCCCGGTTTTGGAGACTGACGTAGGTGGCGATCAACCCCGAGACCAGCCCGATGGCCGGCACGATGGCCGTCAAGATCCGTTCATCCATTGCTCACGCTCGCGTTTGAGAATCCGCAACTCCTGCGCCCAGTCGTGTAGTGCCAGGCACAGGCCCGCCACGTCGGGATGACCGGAAAGGATCTGCCGTTCGATCTCCGCAATCTCCTGGCGACATCGTTCGATCTCACGCTCGATCGTGGACTCGTTCGCTGCGGATCTCATCGAAGCTGCGCCCATCACCTTCCAGCGTCGCCATCTTTCCGGCGTATTGCTGCCACCGCTGGATAATCACGTCGCAGTACGGTGGATCAATCTCCATCAGCCTCGCCCGCCGCCCGAGCTTCTCGCAGGCGATCAGCGTCGAGCCTGAGCCGCCGAACAGATCCAGCACCGTCTCGCCTGCTTTCGAAGAATAGGTCAGCGCCCGGGCGGCCAACTCGACCGGCTTCTCGGTCAGATGCACCATGGCGTTCGGACTCACCTTCTTCACGCTCCAAACATCCGTCGCGTTCGTGATCTCGGGGTTGAACCAGTGAGCCGCGCCTTCACGCCAGCCATAGAAGCACCACTCATGGTTACCCATGAAGTCTTTGCGCGTGAGCACCGGATGTTCCTTGACCCAGATGATGGCCTGCGAGAAGTACAGCCCGCATTCGGCCAGCGCCGAAGGATAGTTCGCGCAGTTGGCGTAGCCGCCCCACAGATAGAAGGCGCCGCCCGGCTTGAGCACCTCGGCCAGATTGCCGAACCACTTTCTTAGAAGGACGTCGTAGTCGGCGTCCTTCATGAAGTCGTTGGCGAGCGCGCGGTCCTTCGGCCGCATCTTCTTCGTGGTGGCCTTGGCCTTGGATGCGCCCCGGTGCACGTCGAAGCTCTGATGGTGCTGCAAGCCCGCAAACGACGAGAGCCCGGCGGCGATGGCGTTGTTCGAGCGCGGCTCGACGCGCACATTATAGGGAGGGTCGGTGTTGACCAGGTCGACCGGCGCGCCTTCCACGAGGCGCTTCACATCCTCGCTGCTCGCCGAATCCCCGCACAGCAGCCGGTGGTCGTCCAGGATCCACAAATCGCCGCGGCGAGTGACCGGCTCCTCGAGCGGCTCGGGAACGGCATCTTCCTCGGTGAGGCCTTCGTGCGGCGCCTCGGGATCCTGCGTTAGCCAACCTGCGATCTCCTCGTCGGAGAACCCGAGCAGGTCCAGGTTGAACTCGTCCTGTCGCAGATCGACAAGCAGCCCGCGCAGCAGTTCCTCATCCCATCCCGTGCCTACGAGGGCGAGCTGGTTGTCGGCGATAACCAGCGCCCGCCGCTGCGCCTCGGTCAAGTGATCGAGCACGATCACCGGCACTTCCGTGAGACCCAGCTTCCGCGCGGCTTGCAGGCGTGCGTGGCCGGCAATGACCACGCGGTCCGCGCCAACCAGGACTGGATTGGTCCACCCGAATTCGACAATGGACGCGGCAATCTGCGCGACCTGCTCCTCGGTATGCGTGCGGGGATTCCTGACGAAGGGAACCAGCCGGTCGAGGGACCAGCGCTCGATCTGGATGTCCGTCTTCACTTTTTGATGTAGGGGGCTTGCGCCGGAGTGCCGTCGGGATTGACAAAGTGGGCGAGCACGGCAGTCAGACCCTGCACCGCCGACAGCCCGACCATGGCCCAGAACTTGCCGCGCCCGGGCAGCAGGTCGATCGAGGCATTCAATCCCTGCGCTACGAGGGCCAGCATCTGAATGGCGACGTTTACCGAGAACCTCATCTTTGTCAGCTCCTGGAATTGGTGGATGAGCGGCCGCAGCCGCCACCAGATCCGCAGTTCGCGAATCATCGCTTCCTCGAAAAGAAGGGCGGCCCCGCGGAGGAGTGCGGAACCGCCCCTACATGCGCCTGGAGGAGAAAGACTACTTGCGGCTGGCCAGCGCATCGGCCACGGCGGCCGCGACCACCGCGCCGATGGCCTTCAGCGACACGTCGTCGATCGACACCGCCCGCGCCGTCAGCGTGTCGCCCGCGCCAGCCTGGATGGGATTCCATTGGCCGTCGATGGCGATGTCGCCGTGGCGCACGGCCTGCTTCGAGACCAGATTGGCCGTCTCGACGGCGTTCTGGAGCGCCTGCGAGGCGATCTGGTTCAACCGCGTCTGCTCGGTGAGAGCCTGCCGCGCGGCCTGGATGTCGAGGTCCTGGTAGACGTCGTAGGTCCGCTTGATGTTGGCGAACGTCACGCGCTGGTTCTCGCTGTGCGCGGCCCCGGCCGTGGCGCTCGTGTTCTTGAACGATTCGTCCGTCCCGGTCTCGAACTCGCGTTCGGCCTGGTTCGGCGTGGCAACTTCAGGCATGGT